ATCCAATAAGTATAGATCGCTAAGTAAAGACAAAAGCTCAAGGCCCATATAAGACCGAATTCGATGTTGGTCACCCAAGACCACCAAACTTCCATCCTTTAAACACATCTAAGTCTAAATCTAAATCCCTTAGTTTGTCTAAAGATAAAAGCCCCCATCCGACAGGGCCCGCCGCTACTAAGCTATTTTTTAATATTTCTTTTTGTTGATCAGTAACAGTAATGTTTTGTTCTTCCAGAAGTTTTAAAAAAAAACTAAATACAATTGGAGTTAATGCTACTAAAGCCGCCCCACCCATAAGTATAGGGGTAGTTTCATTATCTAAAAAAGTTTTAAAGTCTTCATGCCTTCTATGATCCTTTATTGCTTCTTCTTCTCCTTTTGATACTTTCTTTAATGTGAAACCATCAGGTACTAAAGCATAGGACATTATTCTCTGTATATTCTGCCTGTTAATAGAACGCTTGTGAGTCGGTCTGCCGCGTTTCCTTCACTCTGGGTTAGAACTTCAACTTCAGTATAGGGGGCAATTATTACTGCGTTCTTAACAGTGCTCGGCATATCTTCGGAGAGTGTGTCTGTTTTCATTATACTTATAATTGCACCGTTCATCTTCAACGTAAACCCGCTGGTAGTGCCAGTGGCAAGATCGTCTACATTGCAGGCTCCATTAACAGTTAAAACACCAACGAAATAATAATTACCAGTGGTGAAGGAGAGGCTTGTAGCTTCAGTGACGCTTGCCCCCGTTGCACCTGCATAGGCATACGCGTGGTTACCGATTACCTCTAAAGCTTCGGCAGGTCCCGTAAAGGATCCGCCACTTCCAAATCCTGCTTGGCCTCCGCCAGTAGGTCCGCCTATTGGAGCCATTAAGCTCCTAAGCTGAATAAGTTATACTTACTGCTACGTCGCAAGTTTCAGCAGTTGTACAACTGGCTGAAAAGTCAATCTGATTTCCTGCAATTATATCGAAAAGTCCGTTTGAGTTTTCCATAACTACTGGTTGTCCATCATTACCGCCAAGAGGTCCTGCGGCCTGATTACTCCATGCCGGTCCTGCGAATATCTGTTGTACAGAAACCCCATCGCCTGCGAATTTGAAGATACTGATACCATCGGTTGCCGAATCTTGTTGAGGTGTACAGGATAAAGAGATCCGTACGACCTTAGTCATAGATTCTGGATTTGTGGTTGACTGTGAACTGCCCATTAATTGGCTAATATTCACAAAGGTCCCAGCCGTAAAGCTCTGACCTGCGAGCGTGTATGTTCGTGTTTGTAGTCCTGACATTTTTTTTTCTCCTTATTTTATATTCTTGCGTAGATTTTTGTTCCACCAAGACGAATATTTGGGAACCATTTTCTTGCGAGTCCACCTGCTGCTGCTAAAACAATAGCAGAGGATAGTACTTTTTTGCCTGTATCAGTTGTTGCCAAATTTACGGCATTAGCTGCGGCCATTTGTAAACCATCAGATAACTGTGATTTTTGTAAAAATTTTATAACGGTAGAACCTGTTCCTGCTCCGCCGCCAGCGTTTAGATATTGAGCGACAGATAATCCACTTGCCATTCCCGTAATACTTGGATGGGGCATTGCTGGTCGTCTGCGGCCATATGTTCTTTTTCTTGCCATTGTTTTTCCTCTTGTTGAACGCCGAGGGGAAGATCTCTTGGCAGGACCCCGACGGGCCATTGACGCAAGGTAAGACTTCTTCGAAATCATTTTCCCGTCTCGGAAGTACATAATACGTCCACGAGCTCCTTTGCGCTTGTAGAGACCTTTTCCCTTAGGCATTGATACCCAGATATGGGTAGCTACTTAAATCTGACGGGTCGAAAGGATCCTAATAGCAAATCGAAAGCGCTAAGAATCACGTTTTACCCCTACTTTCAGTACCAGAAAGCAGAAAAGAAGCAAAAAAAAGCATTTATTATATATTATATTAATTATTTAGTTAATTATTATTATTATTATTATATGACGGCTTATTTTTTTGTGTCAAAAACCAATTAGTTCTTATAATACTTTTAATAATATCTATTATCGAAAGTAAAAACAGGGTTAGGGATTTGGAGGGACACCTTTTCAAAAGGTAATTAATTAACTAAACAATTATTATATAGCATACGCTACTGGGTAGGTATGGTAGAAATACGAAAACAGGTAGGCCGACCTGAAAAAACGGATAGCGACGGAAATAAAATTATAACTAAAGTCATTAATGTTAATGCACCAGTTAAGTTCATAGAGTTCCTAAAAGACAACGGTATTAATAGATCCGAATTGTTTACTAAAGTTGCATCATCATTTTATCATAAGGAAATATGTAATGTATGCTTTAGTAAATTACAGGAAACTAAAATAGGTAAACAGTGCGAAGAATGCTCACGCCAGTATTATGCAAAGACAGGCTCTTGGGAAACGTTCTGGAAGCAATTCTATAACTGTCCAGAATGTAAAGAACCTTATAGTCATGAAAACACTTTTGAGCAAACTAAGCAAGGTTTACAGGGCTGTACTGAATGCCAAGAAGGTATACAACAAAAGATAGATGATCCTTTCAAGGATATTATGGGCGATGACTACAAACCTAAGGACCCAAACGATGCACTCTAAATTGCCAAGTAGAACACAAGTAATTTATTGCGAACATTGTGACACGCCCTGCTTTTTTGATTATGAATTAAATAGATGGGCATCAGATAATGGCCCTATGTTTACAGGTCGTCATTGTTCTTCAATCTGTTATAATACAACACTAAGAGCTTTAGAATTAGAGTTTACTATTAACAGTGAAAACAGAACGAACATTATACGCAGATTAAATATGTATAAAGAGATGGATAAATATCGATGCAAAGAATGTGGTTCCGTTTCACGCTATTGCTGGTGTGGGGATTATTCATGATTTGTAAACGCTGTGAACAATGGATCCCTGAAAATAGTAGGCATCAAGTAGGTATTCACTGTAGGCACTGCTACAAAGCATTATTACATACAGGAAAGATATAACTATTTGAACCCAAAAGTATTAGCTGTCTTGGTTACTGTCTCAACCTTCTCGGATGCTTCAGCGGCTTTGTTAATAACTGGTATTAACTTTGAAGCCGCTGCTTGAATATACCAAGGTTGATCCTTTAACTCTTCAGCCATACTATGCATAAGAGACAATTGAGAACCCTCCTCAGAACCTTGAAGTTCTTTAGCCGCGGCTCCCATTGCCCCAGCCCAGAACTTTTTAAGACTCTCGCGAGCTTGAGGCATCATAAATTCCTCGAAATCATGTAGTGTTTGTTCTCTAATACTTTTAACAATAACATCTAATCCTTCATTAAGTGCGGCATCAGACTCGCTACTAAGCAACCATGTCTCAATCCTTTTCTGAGTCTTTAGTGGAATCCAATAAGTATAGATCGCTAAGTAAAGACAAAAGCTCAAGGCCCATATAAGACCGAATTCGATGTTGGTCACCCAAGACCACCAAACTTCCATCCTTTAAACACATCTAAGTCTAAATCTAAATC